TAAAGTATTTTCCAAACTGTTTTCGGACAAGAGCATTGTATTTTAAGTCAGAATATACATTCGAAAGGTTGGGTGTCGAGACGCTCGACGAGGCGCTCGAAGCGGACGTGGCTTTCGGGCTGGGCTGCTTCTTTGAAAACTTCCAGGCCAGTAGGGCCGTAAACTTGTTGGGGCCGAGTGCGTCATAGGCGTTGTGCTCTGATGCCGGTAGGAAGGCTTTCGCCAGCGCGTTCTGCATTGGGCCCGGTATGTGCTTCCATTCAATGACGGTTCTCTTCCCCCCCTTTGTCTTTTCTACATGTCCATCATTTCTAAAAAAATATTTTGTTCCTTTCAATTCTATATTAAAATTCTTAATTGGTATATTTTTTACGCCAGCCTTTTTCTGTATATACGCCATGATCGTTCCAGGGCTCGACGACTCCCCGACCTCGGGTATCTCCATATTCCGGGCAATCTCCAAGAGTTCTGCCTTCGTGAGCCGAGTTGCCTGACGATCGTTGATTCTGAGGACCTTGTTGAGCCCCATGGCAACCAGGTGGCTCGGCCGCGCTTCCTCGTTCGTCTCTTTAATTCTAAACATTTTGCGGACGGGTTCCGGTATATTTCGACCCGCCTTGGCATATGACGCGAGGACAGTCTTGCGCCCGTCATATAGGCGCTTGGGTTTTTTGAACCAGTAGGGCTGCTGGCCCGGCCCTGGTCTAACATATTTTAGACCGTTCGGGTCGACCGCATTCCAGCTGGGCGCCCGGCGGTTCTTCAGTCCAGGTTTTGTCTTGATCTCTCGACCTTCATATTTTTCAAGAGGAAATCCAGCCTCCCGGAAGACTCGCCGAGTCGACTCTGGTATGGGCCGTTTGACCTCTTCGAAAGCCTTGACGACTTTTGGAGCCACAGCCTTGAGATTTACTTTTCCTTTAGGATCCAAAATTGCTGGACCTTCCTGAAGTTGGATGAAATATTGATAGACATAGAGGCGCGGCTTGCCGTCAGTTCCCGGGCGTATGTAATACCCAGGTGGCACAGGCGATACGAGCCGGTCCCACGTTCCGGCGCTCGGGTATCTCGAGGCGAGACGCGTCATAGTCCTATTGTTCGAGTTTCTGCCAGGAATTTCAGTAAGTGGCTTAAAGGGCAAAACGATCGCGTCGTCGACGTGATACTTTGTGAAAAACTGTCTGAAGAGCTCCTTAGGAAGATCGATATCATTCATCGTCTTTATTCCCGTAAAAAGAACTGTTCCGTTTGAAAAAACCTGGAATGTCAACTTCTTTATTCTAATCTTTAGGGACGGGAATGTAACCTTCAATTCTGGATCAAAATCATAATCAACTTTTTGGGCCAGCATACCCTTTGGGAGTTTTTCATTCAACTCTTGGGCCAAAGTCTCAAGAGATATTTTCTTATTGATGTTAAAGATACAATTTATAACCTTAAATTGTGGCTTTTGTTCGAGGAGACTCGGAGGGGCCCAATCATTCTCCACGCAGAGCTTGTACGCATCCTTGTAGTTCCCTAACCCATTGACCTGTATACTATCTTCGGTCAGTATGACTGTGAACGCGTCAGTCTTGGCTGTGATATAACGCACCCCCTTTGGGTTCCCGAACCAGCCGCGTTCCTTTGTATATCGGATGACTGGTTTTTTAGTAAATGACACATAGCCTGAAACCTCCTTAAACTTTTCTACAGTGTCCTCTAGAATGAATTTTGGTTTAAATTTCAAAATTGCTATACTACTTACGACCTTTGTTTTTGAAAACTTGATACCGGGTCCGATCCCTGTATTTTCACTGAAGTTTTCCTGCATATATTATATGTAATGTTATTTTATTCTCTGGTCGCAAAGTCCACCCCAAAGATGAACGGTTGAGTCGAATAGGCCGACCCGTTGTATATGCGCGAGTCTGACCTGACTTCAAGTTCCTTAGAACTGAAGGGACCAGCGTAAAAATCCTGATTGAACTTGTGTATTCCCAGATTGTTCTCCTTGCAGTGTTGATTGAACTGTTCGACAAACACCCTTTGAGGAACGAAGAGATCCGGGCCAAACTTGAACTTCTCCGAACACAGGAAATGCTGGAGTGCGTTCGTGACGGTCGCAACCTGGCTCTGGACCATCTTGAAATATTTTGGCAATACATTCCAGATATCCTTGTCGGCGTATTTATGAGCGTAATCAAGATATGCCCGAAGGCACTTGCACATGATTGCGGGCATCTCAGCCTCGAGCTTCTCGTCCAAATGTGGGTCAGCAACATCAGAGGCGATTTGGCGACTAAAATTCCATGTCGCCAGACGTCTCAAAATAGATCCTGAGTTGTCTTTCCAATTCGGGACCTCGTTTCCGCCCAAGATACCCGGAACCTTCCATTGGAGACTCAGAGCCTTTTCGTTTTTACGAGCGATCGACAAATCCTCGCCAGAGACGAGCGACTGGAACTCTGCCTGTTCGAGCTGCAGGTCGCCCTTGATTTCAGGGCTCACAAACAGAAACCCGTTACAGATACTCGACAGACCAAACTTTTTCTCGATATTATTTGAGAGCGTCGCGACATCTTCACACTCGTAAAACTTGCGGCAGACCTTGGTGATGAGTGTCGACTTACCAGAGCGCGCGATACCCTTGAGAAATGGAATCACTTGCCAGCCGTCCAATTCATTTACCTCGAAACAAAGACGACCGATGAATACATACATCCATTTTGAAACATCGACCTCGAACTTTTGATACTCGAGAACCTTTTGCATGTTGGGCGTCGGAATGTCCCACCAATCATCCAGTTCCTCATATGGATCGAATTCTAGATCAAAATACTTACAAGACACAAGGGTCGGATCGAGTTCCCGAAAGTCCTTGGTATTATACCTGTAAAACTTGATCTTGTATTGGTTAGTTTCTGAGTTCCAATCTTTTCCGGCCAGCAGACCGTTCTGGAAAGACCACGTGTGACGGTCTTTTTTGATCTCTAGAAACTGAAAATCCCGGCAATTTGTGAGGTGCCGGACGACGTCTGTCACGAGAGACCCTCGGCTCGTTAGATTTTTCCACATCTCTGGATTATCCTCTTTCTGAGTCATATCGTATACAAAATCCTTAATCTCCTGGACGGGCCTCCATGCTCGAGTGTTTCGGATCTGTATGCAGCACTTGTCTCGATATCGGCGATAGCCCTCGTCATACGCCTTCTTCAGGAGGTAGAGCAAAAGTTTCTGATAAGGTGAAATGGACTCGTCATCCCGGAGACTCGTATCATTGTTATCGATGGCCAGTGTCGGGTTATTGATCCGCTGGGAACGGCGCTCCCAGAGTTTATACTGGTCAAACATCTCCTGACGATCGACAATCAGTCGACGGACCCGAAATTCAAGTGTAAACTCGTCAGAATTCACATCCTTGCTGGCCTGACGGTTCAGGTCGAGCGTATCGATACGGGTCATAACCATGCGGCAGGTGTTGATGAACCTATCTTTGCGGAGTTTTACGTGTTCTGATTCATAGTTTCGCGGATATCTGTCAGCATCACGCTCCTGCTGCTCTGGAAATAGGACAAAGGCCCAGGCCTTGTCGGCCGCCAGTGAGTTTCCGCGAACGTGAAACCCAGCGTCGGTCTCGGCCTTTGTCAGATGTGATTCAATGTCAGCTACTGACCATGTGTTAATTTCAGTATTTTGATTTGCGGCCCGAATCTCTTCAGCATGTTCGGGTGTAATTGCGTGGGCCATTATTAGTATTGCGCCACAGTTTTTTAAGCAGGTGTCATTTTGTTGATACTCGCCAGAAGTTTTACCATGATCTTATTGTGCATCTCGAGCTGGGTCGCAATCTTCTGAAGACTCATAGCGATCGTATCGCCATCCTCGGTCGCCAGAAGACTGCCGAGGGCGTCAAAAATATCGACCCCCTCCTCGTACTCCTCCTCCATCTCTTCATCCTCTTCCACTGGGGTTGGGGGTCGGTTGCGAGACATTGTGCTATTTAGGAAGAAAATTCAAAATTTGCGAAAACGCAGGCTCTGTTTTTTTCTGACTAGATGTTAGAATGGCTGGAGGTCTTATGCAGCTCGTGGCCTATGGGGCACAGGACATATATCTTACAGGCCAACCAAAGATTACATTCTTTCAGGCAATCTATCAGCGCCATACCAATTTTGCTATGGAAAATATACAACAGACGGTGAACGGGTCTGCGGCGAACAATTCGAGAGTGTCCGTGACCATAGCCAGAAACGGAGACCTTGTCGGCGACATGTATGTTCGCCTGCATCCTACTGTGAGCAACGTGACATCAAACAATACAGTGTTCGATACGAACTGGGTCGCCGAACGGGCTCTCACAGATATCGAACTGACCATCGGGGGGCAGCGCATAGACAAACACTACCAGGTATGGTGGCGCCTCTATTCCGAACTCTTTCTTTCGGAATCTAAGAAGTTAAATTATGGAAAAATGACAACGAGCCCTATAACCTATCTAGATAATGTGAATCTTCCGAGCGTCTACCTTCCTCTGCTCTTCTTTTTTAACCGTCACCCCGGCCTCTATCTTCCGCTCATCGCTCTACAGTATCACGAGGTCCGGCTCGATTTTGATATTGCTCCAAATTTCAATAACTATTTCGGGACCAGTGGGGGTGCTGCCACGTTCGAAGTCTGGGCCAACTATGTCTATCTGGATACTGATGAGCGCCGGCGATTCGCCCAGAAGGGCCACGAGTATCTCATAGAGCAGGTCCAGCACACCGGGGGCGACTCGCTTTCGCCCCCGACCGCGGGAGCAGTTGCTACAGCCTCAAAAGTCTCGCAGATGATACGTCTCTCGCTTAATCACCCGGTCAAAGAACTCATATGGTGCTACCAGCAGGCTGACATTATAGGAAATCCCAATGGTATGTGGAACTTTTCTTCGAATGTTTCGACTGTTAATATTACATGCACGTCTAATCCGGTAGAATTTGTATGTGCTCTCCCAAACGCCATAGGAGTTCCCACTATAGCTAATCATTTTAGCACTCCTATACCGGCCGGTAATATCTTTTATGGATGGGTCGAGGAGGGCTCTTCGAATGTTACTTCAAAATGCGAGGTCGGACCTCTCTACGACTTCAAGCTGATCCTGAACGGGCAGGACAGATTCAAGGAGCAGTCCGGGAAATATTTCAATCAGTATCAGCCCTATCAGTATCATTCAGGGGCTCCTTATCCAGGAATTTACTGTTATTCGTTCGCACTCGAGCCCGAAAGCCACCAACCGAGCGGCACATGCAACTTTTCCAGAATAGACAACGCCCAGGTCCTCTTCAATTTAAAAGGAAATTATACAACTGCTGTGCAGAAGATTTTTGCAGTCAATTATAACATCTTGAGAATACAGTCAGGTATGGGAGGTCTGGCCTTTTCAAACTAGGGCGGCTATTCCGAGACCGAGCGCCATTAGTAGGTATATGAGCGCGAAATACTGCTGTCCGAACGTCCCCTCCTTTGTCGATCCTTGAACGAAGTCGGCGATGCTGAGACCACCGAGAAGCAGGACGAATAACATCGCAAATATAAAGAAGAGATGGGCCATTTATATAGTGAATGGATATTTTTTTGGACTCTGCCCGGGAGAGGGAACTCGCTCGAATTATGCATGCAGTCAAGTCGAAGATATATACGAGCGACCTGGGCCCGGTTGAAGACCTCGTCTTACGATATGACGTCAATTTGAGCGACCTCAAGACGGTTCTCCTAGGTATAGGGAACCCCTTTGGCGAGTCTGAATCACTGGCTTCGATCTATGAATTCTTTAAAAATAAGCTGGAGGATAGGCCGGTGTGCTGTTCCCCGCGGAGACGCTCATGAACCAAAAATACACGAGAAAAACACCGGCCATCATAGTGCAAGTCGCACGTAGGGCCAAAGCGGGCGTCTGTCTCGTGTTGGTCTCGAAAAAGTCCTGGAGACCAAATAAGAGGACCATGAGGGCCACAACTAAAATTAACATATATGCGAGCATTTATTAATAGTATAGATAAAAGTTGCGCGTATTTTATACAATATGAACTTTGGATATATAGTCGAAAGTCTTTTATTTGACGCAGCGCCACCATCGATTCCCTGTCAGCTCGATCAAAAATGGACTGATTTTGAAACAGAATTGATAAAATTTAAAACTGAATTTTCACAGGCCCGAACAAAACTCGCGCAGTTAACTCATATGCTCCAATCAAAGCGAGATGAAATACATATTATTAAGATGGTTCTAGATAATGTAAGTTCTGATGGCTTAAAAGAAAAGCTCTCTGGTATAATAGACAAGCACGAGTCGGAAGAGGGTATCTCGACCCTGACTCTACAATGTGGGGAGGCGGCCGGACAAGTTGAGGCTATGAAGAAGATTTTGATGGATACGAATTCTGAAAGGTACGCCCGTTTTACATGTTTTGTATGTATGGATCGACTTGTTGACTTATTCATCGAACCATGCGGACATGTTATATGCGACGGATGCTGGATGCGGACTCAGAACAAGGACTCGTGCCCGGGGTGCAGGACGGCGTGTATAGGTGCGAAGCGTATTTTCTCTATGACTTGACCTAAGTAAGTCGTAAAAATGCTTTGGGGGGAGGAGCGCTCCCGTAGCTTTGTAGGTGGAGCATCGAAGTATTAATTCCTAAATTCTAGGTTGATTTCAGTCCGGACCTTGCGAATGAGTGTGGCTGGGTGAGCATCAGTGGCATAGAGGACATGTCGTCGTGCCACTTTGTGTCCATCGATGTCTCGCCCAGTCGCGCCGTTTGCGGGGCCTACCGGGCGTCGACATATGTAAGGCTATGGTCTCCATGTGCTAAAGTTATCGCTTAGATGAGAATTAGTAGTTCGAAGGCGCAGGTTCAAGTCCTGCCGGGAGCACTCGACCTAGGCAAGTCGGTAAAAGGCTGAGTTGAGGGGGAGCCACCTCTTTAAAAACGGCGAATATCTTTCCGAGCTCTCATAGCTCAGATGGTTAGAGCGTCAGACTGTTAATCTGAATGTCGCAGGTTCAATCCCTGCTGGGAGCGTTTTTTGAAGCGTCTTGCTCCGTTTCAAAAAACGTGTAATGTCTCGCCTTGGCACAGAAAAACAAGTGATCCAGACAAAAATGACGTCTATTCTTCGACATTTCATTGATGAGCGCTTTCAAATTCAGAAAATGTCCCAAAAGGCGTGGTTCGGTTCTATGTTCGAAGACATACTCTTTCTGGGACCAGATCATTCAGGAAAGGTTGGCGAGCATTTTATAGCAACTATATGTCAGCGAAATAAAATCGAACACGCCTATACTTGGGACGACAAAAATTCGACCGATGGTACGTATGATATTATTATACGTGGACGCAAGATCGAGGTCAAGACTGCACGACTTGGCGTTCAAAAATGTTTTCAGCATGAAAATCTCAGGGGAACAGGTTGTGAATATCATTTTTTTGTCGATGTTGCTCCGGACCATATATATTTGACTATACTTCCTACATTTGATATGACAATTCGTCACCCCATAATAGGTCGAAAGCCACATCTTCGTAAAGGGACTACTGATGTTTTCAAATTTGACTTTGGTGAAGTAAATTTGAAAAATCCAGATATTACTCTAAAGATTGGAGCAGAGACGAGCCTCGAGGTAATAGGGCAGTTTATTCAGTCAAAAATTGTCCCTCTATGAGAGAAGTTCTTAGATTCAGAGCCGAGTTGGTCGATAAAAAGGCTACATCGGCCCAGCATATGTCACGAGCCCGCCCAATCATATTTTTGTTATTAAATACAATTCCATATCCTTTTTCGTTCGGAAGTTCTTCGAATGTATTGTAGACTCGCATATTTTCGCGACCGAAACATGTCGATGGTAGATATATGTCGCACTGATCGAGCATAGCCTTGTTTCGAGTCGTCGCGATCGTCCCGCCGTCTGAGAGAGAATAGACCCGAAGTGCCTCGTTCGGTCCATGAATGGTATAGGCCGGGTTGGTCTTGTGCTTTGACCAAATCTGGAAGACGCCGTTTACCTTTACGCAAGTTTTGTCGGGTGTATGAAATGAGGCGGATATATTTTCACTATGAACGAGGTTCAGGTCCCTGACGCGCTTTCTAGGTGAACCTTTTCCGTCGCTCTCGAAGAGTTGAGGAAGTATGAAACATACATAATCGGCAAAGGTAGCCGAATGGTTGATGAATTGCAGGGCCAAATGACCTCTAAGACCGAACGGAGGGTTCCCGAAGACTATATATTTTCCCGTATCGGGTTTCCAAAGTAGAAAGTCTTGTCGCAAAAGACCGTCGACCCTTGGCTCTATATCCAGGCCTATGGATCCAAGCGGCAAAAGTTTCATAAAACTTCCATCGCCGGCCGAAGGTTCTATAAATGTATATCCGGATGAATCTATCAAAGTATTGAAAACTTTCCAGCAGTGCTCGGCGACATTTTTTGGAGTGAAAAATTGGTCCTTGACCTTGCACGTAAACTCTCCATAATCTATTTGTCGTTCGAGAAGTTTCAAAAGGTCAAAAGTATACTGTTCTGGAACACTTTTCAACTCTTGCCACCTTTTCACGGTCCCGACACACAGGTTCAATTTATCGGCGATGAATCGCAGACTTTTCGTCTTTGTCAATTCTTCGAAAAGAGCCGCCATATGTATTATGCCTTCATACCCTTTATAAAGATATATTCATTGAACCAACAAATGGTTAAGGCGAAGATACCTAAGGCGATTCGCGAGCAGGTCTGGAGGACCTGGGTCGGAAGAAAATTCGAACACAAATGTCTTGTTTCGTGGTGTGAAAATATGATAACCGTGTTTGATTTTGAAACGGGTCATAATATACCCGAGAGTAAAGGAGGAACGTTGGCCATAGACAACCTCAGGCCCATCTGCGCGAAGTGCAATCGCTCCATGGGAGATGACTACACGATTGACGAATTTTCAAGGATCAGTAAGAGATCGACGCACCTCTGGGAGTGCTTCAGATATTGTCCGTCAGAAAACGCATCTTCTCCTGGGTCTTTACCTGGAAAAACATAATTATAAAGACCATCAAGGGCAAGCTCCGGAGTTCGCCCAGGTTTGAGTGAATATATCCGGCCGTGCCCTCTAGAGGGAAGGGGATCTTCTTTATAAGTCCTCGAGCCATGTAGACTATCACGGCCACTATGGCAAACTGGACCGATACTTCCAGAAACGTCAACCACTTTGGTCTGTCTTTTTTCAATTTTGGAGTAAAATTGTCAAGGATCCGTGAGACCAGGAAAGCAAATGCAAATGACAGTGCACCGACCCATGCAATTCCAAATAATCTTACGAGATGAATCATACTTACTTGTATTAAAGAAAAAAGACGTGATCTTATTGGGGCGTGAAAACGCCCTATACGTCCCCGTAGCTCAGTTGGTTAGAGCGTCAGTCTTATGAGCTGAAAGTCGCGAGTTCGAGCCTCGCCGGGGACATAACGGCCATGTAGCACAATTGGATAGTGCACTTGCCTTCTAAGCAAGAGGTTGTGGGTTCGAGCCCCACCATGGTCGCCAAAGCATCAGTGTCCGAGTTGGTCTAAGGAGCCAGACTTAAGATCTGGTGCTCTCATGAGCGCGTGGGTTCGAACCCCACCTGATGCAAAAATCGTATTATACTATATGGAATTCACATTGGATGATAAAGGTTCAGCCAATGTGACTTTCAATGTTGCGACCTGTAAGGATGTTACAGTAGATGATCTCAAGAGATTATCAGATGAGATACGTATCAAGGCATATGATGTCGTGATAACTTTTAATATGTCAGGTGTCGGTCCTAGGCTATTTGCCTCACTCTTGAAAATGGTCCAGGAAATGATTGAATATACAAAACACGACGGGCTTCTCAGACGGGTAGAAGTTCTCAAGGCTCATTTTATATTCAAATTACTCTTTCGAATAGTCCCCAAAGAAATACGTGATATGACTGTTTTTATAAAATAATAAATACTCAGGAATGGAGTGGTTGCGTTTCAATCCTGATTTTAATGCAAAAATACTCAACGTAACGATATTGATGGGTCCATTTATAGAGTATCAGCCCACTAGAAAAGAGGATGTCGATGCATTTTGCCAGTCTCTTTATCCTATTCTCGACCAGATACAGGAATTATGCAAGAATCATGGCATGACCCAGGTATGTACTACTGACCTGTCCGGGATAAAAATCAAGAAACTCAAGCCGGTCATTATGATGAAGGTCATCTGGAATATTTACGAGCACACCAAGGATTGTATTTTACTTTCAAAATGTGAAATCGCTGGGGGGGGGACGTTGGCTGGCTCGCTTCTCGGGGCGGTCCGTGGGCTCCTTCCGCCCTTCATGCGTAACATGGTCCAACTAATTCCGGATCAAAATCAAGATTACAAAGGAGACGAGGAGAGCGATGATGATTCCGAATTTCTGGAATGCATAACGGATGAAGTAATTTAGGTCATATGTTCGGTCGAGGCCAATGTCTCCTTCGAAGGCTGACTTCATAAGGCCCACGAGCGGGGCGTCCTCCATAGAAACCTGTTTTGCGAGTGTTTCATAAGTGCATAAAATTTTTATAGGGAACCTATTGAGTTGGAAATCGACCGAGACCTTCATGAGACTCGGGTCGAACGGATAAATTTTACGAGCACACTCGAGACGTATCAGGTAGGCGTGAGTTCCGAGCGGCTGTCCTTCATAGAGGGATTCTGATACATTTTGTTTGAAAATTGGTATGAGTGGACCAAGGTGAATAATATCCCATGGAATACTTTTTGCCTCTTCCAGAATCTGCTGCAATTTTGTTTTAAAATTGGGAATAAGCCGGACGTCATCCTCCATGATCAGGGCGAGAGCGTGACCCTTTTCGACAATGTCCTTCCAGATCCGTGTGTGACTCATAGAACATCCGTATTCTGATGGTGTGACGTAGATTCCTGAAGGGGTTCCGACTCGCCCGTCGGTTGCCCGGAAGAATTCAACGGCAAGTCCTTCTCTGTCGAACTCTGCTCGGACATCTCGTCGTCGGTCTTTTCGCTTTTCAAGATTGACGCAATAGGCGTGCATTTATATTCATCTTCATTTTTAGAGTAAAATTCGAACGCATCAAGTATATTCCATGTGATGATACCGAGCAGGACCGACCTGATATGTTCTGGTCCAAACCGGATGACACATACAGGGACCACGATCCATATGATTCTCTGAAAATTTCTCAGAAATTGGAAAACAATGTAGGTCAAAAACAAAACGAACAGCTCGAGCTTCATTTACAAGACCAACTTAAAAAAATAGGGCCTAAAAAACACAATGAGCGATCTCCTCGTTTTTTATCCGAGGGGCTCCAAACTCGTCATAGAGTTTCTGGGGGCTCGATATATAGAGCGTCAGCCAAAAACTCCAGAAGATGCGACCCTATTTATGAATGAAGTTCGGCCGATCATTCAACAGCTTGACGACTATGTAGTCAAAAATGGACTCAGTGAGATCATAGAGCTCAATTTAAAGGACGTGCCCCTTTCAAAATTGAACGCCGAGACGGCCATCCATCTTATACACCTAATGTCTGAAATTAGACCCGAAAAGGGACTGCTTGAAAAAATATGTATAACACATTCTAACCCTATTTTCAATATGATTTATAGAGGCGCCAAAGGTCGACTTCCGGCACGAGTCAGAGATATCGTGGAGATTGTAGCCGATACAAAATTCTTTTGATATATAAATGGCCGGTGGAGGTCTGTTGCAACTTGTAGCATATGGAGCCCAGGATCTTCACCTCACGGGCGAGCCTAAAGTCACCTTCTTCCAGGCGGTCTACAAACGCCACACGAGTTTTACAATGGAGGCCACAAAACATGATTCTCAATTTTCATTCTCAAATGGTCTTGTATCGAGCATAAAAATCGATCGCCGGGGGGATCTGCTCGGAGACATATGGCTCGAGCTGCCTTCCCAAAATCAGACGATACTTACCTCTCCCCAGCAGTTGTGCTGGGTAGCAGAGAATGCGTTAAAAAAGGTTGAACTCGTCATTGGAGGTCAAGTCATAGACACGCACTATAAAGTATGGTGGCGGTTATGGTCTGAATGTTTTTTGAACTATACCAAAAAGATTAACTGGGGTAAAATGACAAGCTATCCCGGAAATAAATCAGCAGATTATGGATTCGTCTATTTACCTCTACTGTTCTTTTTTTGCAGAAATGAAGGTTTATTCCTACCCCTAATAGCTTTACAAAATCATGAAATTTATATAAATTTCCATGTCGCTGATAATTATTCTACATATTTCACCGGACCTCCAAATATATGGATAAATTACGTGTTTCTCGATACTCATGAGAGGGCTCTCTTCGGTTCAAATAGTCATGAATACCTGATAGAACAGGTTCAGTATGCCGGAAGCTACAGCATGACTTCGAAATCAGAAACCAAAATTCCTCTGGCATTTAATCATCCAGTGAAGGAGCTCATATGGTGTTATACAGATCCGGCAAACTCTACACTTTGGGACTTTTCTACTGACGGATATTCATCAATTGCAACACTTACATTAAAAAATGTCATAGAGCCAACACTTCCTCATTTTTGCGGGTCTCCTTTAGTAACTGACAAAATACCTACTGAAGAAGCCAAAGGACCGCTTTTAACAGCGAAAATTCTTTTCAATAATCAAGATCGTTTTCAATACCAGACTGGAAAATATTTCAATCAATATCAGCCTTTTAAATATCATTCCGGGACACCATATGCTGGGATATACACATACTCTTTTGCACTCGACCCAGAAGCCCATCAGCCGAGTGGAACGTGTAATTTTTCGCGCATAGTCGACCAGACCCTGGTCGTTCAGTTGAAATCCACGATGTATCTCCCTACAAATCAACAACTTTTTGCCGTAAACTATAATGTTCTCCGTATAAAGAGCGGTATGGCCGGGCTTGCATTTGCAAACTAATTTTATTTTCATATATAAATGGCTGGAGGACTCGCCCAGATAGTAGCGTATGGAGCCCAGGATGTGTATCTCACGGGCCAGCCCAAGGTTACCTTTTTCCAGGCAGTCTACAAGCGTCATACAAACTTCGCCATGGAGGCCATAAAGCAGAACATAAACGGAACATTTACGAATAGTTCAAAAATTTCAGCGGTCGTCGGGCGTTTCGGGGATTTGCTCGGAGATACGTGGATAGAGCTTCCAGTGACGACGAGTGGATCTCTTGGGCCGACCTCGTCCAACAATGGCGCGACGAGAGATACATGCTGGATAGCTGAAAGAGCATTTACCCAAATTGATTTTGTTATCGGAGGAAACCTGATTGACAGACATTACCAGAGCTGGTGGAGACTATGGTCTGAATGCTTTCTCGACGAGTCTCGCAAGTCTGGATACGGAAAGATGACGTCTTTTCCAGCAACGACACTCACTGGAACAGTTATTTTACCTCTCCTCTTTTTTTTCTGCAAAAATCCAGGACTCTTTTTGCCACTGGTCGCGCTCCAAAACCACGAGGTCCGTTTAGATCTTTATTTAACTCCTGATTTCACAAACTATTTTACAGGAACCGTAAACATGTGGTCTAATTATGTATATATAGATGTCGAAGAGCGCAGACGCCTGGCTCAGGGCACGCACGAATACCTGATCGAGCAGGTCCAGCAATCTATAATAATACCGTCCACAACTCCAACTCGGGTATATTTTAATCATCCGGTGAAGGAACTCATCTGGTGCTATCAACAGCCCGGAACCGCTTTATATAACATGTGGAACTTTTGCGCCCCTAATGGTTCCGGAATTTTCCCTATAATAAGTTGTCTGCCAACAAATGCTATGATACCAGGACTGGCTGGGCGACCATTTATCGCTTCAGGATCAAGTATTTCCCCGACATGGTCTGAGGACGGATCATCTATAGGCACTGCTAGCGCAAATGCGGCAGTTCAGGCCCCGCTCTCTAACTTCAACATACTATTCAACAACCAGCCAAGGTTCGAACTACAGTCTGGGAAATATTTCAATCAATATCAGCCCTTCCGGTACCATTCAGGAACGCCATACCCAGGAATTTACGTCTACTCTTTCGCCCTCAAGCCTGAAGAGCACCAGCCGAGCGGAACGTGCAACTTTTCCAGAATCGAAAAGGTCGAGGTCGTATCGACACTTAAATCGACTGCAGGCACGCCCAACCAGATTATATATGCAGTAAACTACAACATCCTACAGGTTCAGAGCGGTATGGCCGCACTTGCTTTTTCTAATTAATAGTATGACGTGGACTCAAGACGAAGAAAAGTTTCTCGAAAATCTTGAAAAACAATGTGGTGTATACTACAAACACTTTAACAAGGAATACATATATTACAATAAATTATCATCAAAATTTAATATTCCTATACTCATCGTATCGGCCGTAAATTCTCTAATAGCTATTGTTCTGGTCCCATTCGTTCCTCAAAAATACGTAAGTATAATGAACGCCGTCCTTTCGGCTGGAACAGGGGTCGTAGGTTCCGTGCAACTCTATCTAAAAGTGAATGAAAAGATGTCGAACGCACTTCGATCATCGATCCTTATGAAACGCCTCTCTCTCAAGATATCTAAGGAACTTAGTATATTTCCTGAGAACCGACTTTCAGACGGTAAAGGATTTTTGTCTGATTCATTTACAGAATTCAACGCGGCTATAGAACAAGCAAATCCAATCCAAAAAGAACTCAAAAATCACTTAGACCAAACTGGGACCAAAAGGCTTTGGGGTATTCTTGATAGAGTAAATATTGACGTTCATTCTCGGGATCCTGAGCCGTCACCTCCAATCCAGGTGGAAGCTGTTCGACAAGCACGGGATTCAGAGACTTCAACTCAGGATCCCTGAGCTTCGCCAATTCAAATGCTATATCCAGGTCGAGCCCAGGATCGACGCGGACCCAGTAATGCACGCAAACTTCCCGAGTTTCGGGTATTATACAAAAACCCTTGACACATTCGGACAGAAAACCCTTTTTGTCAATGATTTTCTTCAGAAGCACAGCATATTGGACGGCCGTTCCCGTAACCTTGTGTAGCTTGAGGCGGAGAGCGGTCCGTTTCAGTATATCCATTCAGCAATAAAGATGTGTATCCTTTATAAGATAACATGACAGACCCTATCCTCGCTCCGAATCTCTCCAGGTTCACGACATTTCCAATCAGATATCCAGACTTATGGGCTCTGTATAAAA